ATATAATAGCTGTAACTGATTCGTCTTATTATTTAGATTTGCTACTCCATCATTAAGAGCATATGCCCGACCAATTAAGAAATTACGATTGTAATCCACGAAGGAGCGAGGTGTGATAGAAGCGGCAATTAAACTTTTTTCTAATTCCACGAGCGGACTCGCTGCTATTGATACACCCTTATTAATCTTGGATACAACAATCGGGCGAGATGGAACTAATTTATCATCTACAAGCATTTGATACTGCGTCAGCTGGTCTATAATACCAACTTGACCGCTACGAATACTATGAAGGCGACCATCCATAGCAGTTACTTCTTCATCATAACAACCATTAAGACCACCAATTAAATCAGCAGTATCAAGAACCTTCGCATCACTAGGCATACATATCATAGACTTTGCCCTTGTATTGGATACTTGCAGATTAATTGTAGCATTACGATTGCTTGATAATAGAGAGTGCTTATAATTAGTTACTGAAGGAATATCAAAATCAATTGAACCACCTTCTCTTAATTTACATATCATACCTTGCTCGTATCTCGGGTCGCATTCAATTTTCTGAACCACAATCTCCATGTTAGAAAACTGAACCGTTGCGGGGTATGAAGTCTTCTTTGCGATTAATACTGTACTATTGTCGTCATTTTGTGTTCGTCTAGTATCAATAGCAGCAGAGAATACAATAAAGTTATCAGTTGTAACGTCTACACCATCACCAACATCACTATTTCTAAATGCTGATACTGTTAATTTAACATAGCCACCATCCATGGTAATATCAGTAATTGTAGGATATGTCTGAACTGCTACTGCCCCGCCAACAGTTAAAGAAGCTTCACTTTTGGGGTCAGTTGCCGAGCAGAAACCAATTTGTTCGCCCTTAACAAAAGGACAATTCTCAACAGAAGTCATATTATTAGATTTAGCAAGGAATATTGTATCGCGGTCAGTAACATTATCAATACCTAAATTAGCACCACCAACATCAATACCATGAAACACTGGGTTCTGCTTCATTCGGCGATTACGATTTACACTATCTAACTGCTTGATAAATCGTGCTGGGTCTTCAAGGTCAATCTCAACAAATAACCCTTGAGTCATCATAACTGGGAAAACCTTATCACCACCATCAGCGAATAAACCGCTATGGATTGGTAGAGTTAGTTTAGCAGTTAAGAAATCAGCGGCTGTACCCCAATCACGACCAGCGGGAACAGTACCAACCGGCTTGTAATATGGATTAGTCCTTGTATCAATATTGTTAGATACTGAAGTCCCAAGCGTCCCACGATTCTCAACAGTATCAATTAAACAACCTTCTTTTAATGCTCTCATCTTTCTCATGCTGTCATCAGCATCATAAGAATACTGAATTTGGACTTTAGCATTATATTCTTCTATAGATTCTAATAATGCTCGTGAAGAATCATTTGAATAGATCCTCAGATTTTTCACTACTGATTGACCGCCAATAAAAGGGTCAAGATGTAAGCGGGTTGGAACTTCACCCGCTGGAACAGCGAGTTTAACATCAAACTGAAGATAAGAATTTTTACCATCCATGAATTTTACTGAAGGAGGAATTTCAAAATCTACGCGACGACCCGACTGACCGGCAGTCCCCGAATAGGAACGACCATTAGTTGAGGTGATAGAAACTTGCGTCTGCGAGACTTTAATCTTTTCATCATTACGCCAATATGAACTCATTTTATAATATCTAATATAAAATAATTATGAAAAATAAATTTAAAAAAAATAAAACCGAAGGTGAACTTTGTTAAAAAAAGATATATCTACTGAGTTCTACCAACAGCTTGAGTAACAACATCTGAGGTGGTTATACCTCTTGCTTGAGATGTAATATCTTTTTGTGCTGCTTCTTTACTCTGTTCTCCCGCTTCTTCTTCACCAATACCTTCAGTAATAGAACTAGCAAGACTTATTGTTGCCCCAAGTGCTTCTAATCCAATAGACCATGGAGTTATACCACCAGTAGCGACTCCCGCAACTTCTAAACCCGAACCAATAATATTACCAATATTACCAATACGAGAAGCAGTATTACTACCAAAAATATCCATATCGCTTTTACCCTCAATTATTCTACCTACATCTTGGAAAGCATCTATACCACCACCTAATCCAGCAACACCAACTTTACCCACCGTTGCCGCTTTACCAGCTAACTTACCAACAGATTCAGCAGCAACTTCAGCAGAACTTTTAACACCAGCACTACCAGCAACTTCACTTGCTTTTGCTGCTTCTTGTTCTGCTAATTTACCTTCTGCCGTATACGTTTCAGTTGTAGCCCCACCTTCAGCTACATTTTCTACTGATTCATTTACTGCTGTTAAATTAGTTAATGGGGCTCTTTCTGCTCCCGCTTCTCTTGCTAATGTTTCTTCTTTTGTTATTGGTAATTCAGTAAAACCACCAGCACTTGTCGCCGCCGCCTTTCTTGCTTTTTGATTTTTACCAATCATCGCTAATTTACCACCACTAGTAGCACCACTCAAAATATTCTTTTGTAATTTTGAAGTTCTATCTTCATCTTGATCTAAATTAGATTGGTCTAACTGCTCCGCAAGAGAATTATTAAAATCTTGTGTCGCTTGGTTTATCTCTCGTGCTTGTTGAGTTTGTGCGTTAGCTTGTGCTATACTTGCCCCCGATCCATACAAATCCATTTTATATTATAAGATAGTTTTTAATTTTAAAAAATTTAAAATAATTTTTTCTCACCATCAGCTATTTTAGTTTCAAATCTAATATATGCTGAAGCCGGATTAGTCTGCATATCTAAATACAAGAATGAGTACGGTTGGTCTTCAATTGCTTTCTTATATAAATCCATGAAAATACCGGGGAATAAATCTCCATATTCTTCATTTATCTTTTCTAACTCTTTGTTATTTTGCTGTTTCATGATAATCACATCAGTAGCATTATTACGAATCAAACCGGATACGGCACGGAAACTTTGAGTTGTAAACGCTAATAATCCTATACCATAGTGCCTAAATCTAGTAGCAAGGAATGAAACCGCATTTGTCTTTTTAAAATCTTTAGTTAAAATATCATCTAAAACCATCGCTACTGTTGGTCTCTCAAAGTCTTCAAATTTCTTTTGAGCTTCAATCATGTCAGTAATCATTTCATCATTATAATGATCTTCACAATCAAAATATTTATTCATTAATTTACCCTTTGGGTCAGCATTCAAAGTGTTACTAATAATTTTGACTATATCGAATTTGTCTTTATACATGTCGGGATTACATAGTAAATTTACAAGTAGATTACTCTTACCTTGTTTTACTGAACCAACTATCAAAAGTAAAGATGGTGGTTGAGGTAAGTGAGGATGAATATCATTAAATCTATCATCGGGGTCGGGGTCTTTAACCTTGAATACTTTAGGAGGTGCTTTTACTTTTGGTTGGTTTTTATTTCTTAAAGCAGCTTGTCTTAATTCTTCGGGCGTACAATCACAATTTTTTTTACCATTAGGACACTTCGGCATTTATATAAGTATAATATATATTTTTTTTATATTTTAAATTTATATAATATGCAAAATCATTTTTACATCAATTTAGAACATAGAAAGGAAAGAGATTTAATTACAAGACAAGAGCTTAAGAAACTTGGAATCAAAAAACCAAATAGATTTAATGGGATAACTCATGAAATACCTTTAGTCGGTTGTGCGAGGTCTCATATAGCTTGTTTGGAAAAAGCGAAAAAATTAAATTGGTCTCATGTTATTATCTTTGAAGATGATCTCAAAATAGAAGGTAAAAATTCATTAATTAAAAAATTCAATAAATATATAAAACAAGACTTTTGGGATGTTTTATATTTGGGTTGTTGGAACTATTTACCACCGGAAAAAGTAAATGATGATTTAGCAAAAGTTATTCGTGCTGTGTGTTTACATGCTTATATAGTGAAACAACATTATTATGATACTTTGATAAATCATCTTAAAGAAAGTGTTGAATTAAAATTAGTGAATGATGTAAGAGAAAATAATAATGATGAATATATTTACACATTACAACAAAGAGATAAATGGTACACTATTACTCCAATCCATATAACTCAAAGAGATGGATGGTCGGATAATTTTAGAGAGATTAGAAATTATAGTCAAAGAATTAAGCATATCCCACGATAGCTTTAATAAATTCACTTGTTTTATCTTCAAAAGAAATATTAGATGGGTCTAATTTTGACCCATCATCTTTAAACTTCTCTTTATCAATTGTATTATTACCATGAACCACAGCAGTCATATTATACAAAGGATTAGTTAAGGCTATTGTTTTTAATTTGCAAGAATGGGTCAATCCTATACCCTCTGCTTTATTTGAATTTAAAAATCCTTTTGTTTTATTGTACCAAGATTTAGTCATCATTAATGTTGCTTCATGAATTAGTTTTTTATTATCACCACAATCTAAAGCATAGAAATCGTCTTTTGTGTAAGGTGGATAAATGAAAATCATTTTATTACAGCCAACGCAACCCGAGTTATTTTTTTTTAGTGTTTCAAAGGAATGTGATATATATGTTGGTTCATATAAATCATCATCATCCATAAATACAACTAAATTGTTGTTTGCGTCTTGTATTAATTTATGTCTTTTTTCACCTATACTTAATCTTGTTTTATTTCGTATATACTTTAATTTCATGGGTTTAATAGCATTACTAAAATCTTCATAGTTTTCTATAAGGGGTATTTCACCATCATCATGAATCACAACTTGTAATAATTTATGAGGGTATTCTTGTATCAATAAATTTCTCAAAACAAAAGGTATAAAATTACGTCT